CCCCAATGATCCCGACTAACCCCTGCCAAAGATATAATGCGGGCTTGATCATGCCCAACATCTTCATAGGATTTACGCCTTTTATGCCGTTTTCTTCCCATGCCTTTAGTGCCAAATCTAGCATTGCCGTTTCATCTTCTGGCGTGCCAAGACGTATTTTCAATTCTTCTTTCATTAATCCCTCTTCGGTCCCGGAAGTTTCTTCAATGTATCAATCGTTTTATTACGATACCCCTTAACAAACTCATCAAGAATTTGGTGTCCGTGGTCTATATCCCCATGCCCAAGATGTGTAACATCTTCTGGAGAAATTACATACTCACCGCCTGCAGCAACTATTTCAACTGGAGTTTTTCCACCTGCTGCACGGATACCGTATGGTTTACCGCCTGCATAAGGATTTTCGCCTTCGGCATATGGTTGTTTTTTCTCTTGGAAATATGGTTTGGAAGAGAACATTCGGCGAGCAATCTTGAACCCTGCCATTGTGTTGCCTTCACCCATAGCGCCAATAATATCAGCGGGAATCACGTAAGACCCAGATTTAACATTCATGGGTAGATGATCTGTACGTCCCGCAACTGGGCTATGAATTGGACCCTCATGAACCATGGGCTGACCCTCTAATGGGTAGCTAGGCAATGGAACAGAGATGTCCGGCTTACGATAATCCAATGGGCCTGTTCGCGTTTCAGTGAACTGATTTGGGCCACCTGCTGCACGAGAATGACGAGCGGTATTTAAAGCAGCAGCAATTGCTTGTTTCTGCGGATGTCCGGCATGAATCATTTCACTGATATTTGCACTGATTGTTTTCTGTGATGTACCTTTGTGCAGTGGCATGGTTCAACCCTTAATTTGATGCGCCAGAGATTTTAAAAGTAAGGTTTGTCGTCCCCGCAAAGGCTTGTATCGTGTAGTTTGAATCGATAGCAGTCCCGCCACGCCACGAAATAGTTGTATAAGCTGCGATCGGAGCAGAATAATAAAGAGCGTTTAATGTGCCCGCAACATCACCAGGCGCTACAAAACAAATCGTAAATGTGTCAGCGGAACCAGACGTATTGCAAATGTCTATACCCGTAACAGTATATTGAAGAGTGTTGGGGACTGTATAAAGAACGTTAGCAGTTGTTGTTGATTGAACAGTTGGAGAAGGATCTGCAATATAGACATAGGACATGTACGACAGAATTTGTGCCATATTGTTAATAGCAACAACGCCATTTTTCTGTGTAGTGAGGATATCGTCTAAACTAGCCATTAGTAGCGCCCATCCAATTGATAACGGTATTTAATTCCGCCCAAACGCCAAAATGTGCCAACATCTTTCGAAGACAGAGAAAACGCCATAAACCTAGCACGAATACGACAAGAGATATACTCAGTAGCCTGTGTCATAGGAAACGTAGCAGAACTAACCAGTCCTGATGGCGATCCAGTGTATGAACCCGCAGAAGACAGTGCGTCAACCGAATAATTGCTGTAATATATTGTAAGATACACCGTAGCGTTTTGATTACCGCTATATGTTCCCCATTTCATATCAGGCCAAATTTGGTCAACAAAAACAATATTGTCGGCTTCATTTAATTGGAAATAGCCCGTTTGAAAAGACGACAACATAGCTGTTGTTTGATTTCCATTGGAAGCATCGTTACCTACTTCATGCTGATAAAGATAAGTATCAGACCCAGCACCAATGGGAGACCCAAGGACAGATTGATCAATCCAAGCAGTGCGGCCAAGAGTACCAAAGTCCCACTGTTGGAGGATTGTGTTATATTTGGCATAGCTATCATTTTCTGTAGCTGTCGCAGATGGGTAATACCAAGTTATCTCATTGAATTGACTATTTACGCCGCAGCAAACTTTATAAAGATATGCTGTATTGATGTTTTGGAAAATAGCATCCCAAATAGGGCACGGGATAGATTGAGACCCTGTGCCACTAGACATGAAAAATTGTTTTTGGGACATCCAATAAACAACGCCATTCAATTGCCCGATGCAATGTCTAGAAATAGCGCCACAGTTAGATGCAACTTTATTGAAACCATAAACAAACGGAGGGCCGATGTATTGCATCGCCCACATATCAAGATCAGTCCATAGAAGACCTTGTTGAGCAGCCTGAACGCCAGCGACAATTTTAGAACCTGTAGAAATACGGTATGAACCAGCTTGATTTGTAACGGCAGCATCCCAAACTGTAAAATCAGTTACATCTGACCAACGGACAAGCATAGGATCGGGTGAAGATGTAAATGACGACCCATAAGCAACAATTTGCCGTTGTGGCATAGCTACAAAAATACCACTATTGACCAATGGGCAATTGCCGCCAATGTATTGAGCTGTTTGCAATTTCCCATTTGGATCATATTCATAGATTGTGCCACCAGCGGGGCAAGCGACAAGATAAGACCCAAAGTTATCAAGCGTCCAGTCTGTCGTTGTAATTGGTGTACCGGCAACGGATGGTTGAATTGAACCTGCGCCAAATCCCCCCGTTCCAAAACCGCCCACGCCAAACCCCGTAGTTGTAGGTTGTGGACCCAAAGCAATGTAGAAATTAGAATTGATTAATCCGCCATTAATGGCCGTCGGGCCACCGCTGGATGTTGCGACAGTAGCTGCATTAAATGTAAATGTATTAGCCGTAGGAACCGTCAAAACTGTATATATGCCGGAGAGGGTGATCCCGCCAACAGTAACTGGTATACCAACATAAAACTCATACCCAGCATAATAACCGTGATTATTCAGCGTTCCTGTGACAATATAAGAACCGCTAGTTGTGGTAAAAGAATATGACGCACCATCGTTTGTAACGGTAGATGTAGCTAATGTTTCCGCATATATTGCATAATTCGTGCCATATTTTACAGTACCCGCTACTGTTTGTGCGCCCGTTGCGGTGCTTGCAAACGAAACAGACGTTGTAGATGATGCCGTGACAACCCAAGTCCCATTGTACCCTATTGGCGTAACACCACTTACTACAATAGTGGACCCAATAGGTGCCGCTGCTGCTGCTGCCGAAAATGTAAGAGTAGCCGTTGTTCCGGTTCCACTTGCTGCCGTCGTTGTGGCTGTCACTGCTACAGATGCGGATTGTAAAGGATATGGTCCATTTAAAATAACGCCGCCCACGGAAACGGGAGTTATGTAATTTACATAATCCAAAATAGACGCAATCAAACCATAATCAACGACATTTACAATTGCAGAACCACTTGTCGTAGAAAATTTTGCCGTTTGATTGGTAATTGTTGTTTGTGGTGTAATATTGATCAAATTATTGTTCGTCAAAACATCTAACGATGATTCCGCCCCAATCCCAAGATGGTTAACGGCGTTAATATCAGACCATCCTTTTAGCGCACGAATAGTTGATCCAATGGCTGTGTTAAAATAAGAAACCCAACCACCCAATTTTTGAGCCAAGCCAAGACCATTTCGTACTGGCAAAAAACGAATCAACTGAGAAGATGAATAAGCGGCTTCATTAAGAGAAGGAGTTGTATTTGTCTCAACGCCCGGTTTTAATTTTATTGTTGTATGAGGCATGGATTACCTCGTCGGGCTGGCGACAGGAGCAGGCGAATAAGAAGTCCACGCTGCTGCTTGAAACTTTTTACGATTTTCTTCAACCAAAGCGCCAGCCTTTAAAGCTTGATATTGACTTTCATATGTTTGAGCCATGGCAGGGTCATCGTTAAGACGCCCAAAGTTGCGCTGATAAGCTGAAATGTAAATCATAGATGCCATTATAAACATGTCAGGAAGATACGTTGATATAAATGTTGAAGTGTTGGTAGCGGATAATGGGGCAGCATGAACAGTTCCCGTCAAACGGACTGAATAACCAAAATTTGGCGTTGGTCCAACAATCATATATTGGCTCATATAACCTGTAGTAGCATTATCACCCCCATAAACAGCAAAATACTGGGGCATTCCTGTCGCAGATCCCGATCCGTAAACATTTTGTATGAACTCTTTAGCAACTGGCAAAAGCGGAATTGAATTGCCAAATCCGTCTAACACTTCAAAAGTTTGTGGGACAATAAATTGAAATGTTGGAAGCGTTAATTGATTATTGCCAGATGTAAGTGAGTAGGCAGATGTGCTAATTTGTGTAGACAAAAAATCCAGATCGCGCTGCATACGCAATTCAGCATACGAAATCATTTGAGGCAAAATGATCTGAAAGTTGGTATCCGTTGTGGGAACCACCGACATTGTAGCTATCTGTTGGACGTAAGTATTATAATCCATGACTACCTAGCCAAGTTAAAAGCTGCTTGTTCCACATCTGAAACACGCTTAGACCATCCCCGCCCAAAGGTATCATAAGTCGCAAGACTTTGCAAAAACGCTAATCGGGCTTCGCAGACTGACGTAACAACATCACGAGGGTTTGCCGCTTCAAGAGCACTAAGTGTAGTTGCCCCAATTTTTCCGTCCGCATTAACACCGAGAACCGTTTGAAGGGTTTTCGCTGCGCGGGACGGCCCCGAATTGATGGCAAAATCGAAGACGGCATAATCCACCCCTACAGGAAGATTGTCACCGTTTATAGCATCCCAATACTTGCTGCGATAGAGAGGTTCGACATCATTTGGCGTCAAAGCTGCAATATCATCTTTCGTCACTGCATGGCCGACGTATTGCTCCCAAACCGCCTTGGTGCAGCCAAGATTGGTAGCGCCACCAGGGTCTTTTGGATTATCAACATAGCCGCCCTCGTTTTGAAGCACGAGCGTCAAGCATGGCTGCCAGTTACTTTGCATGGACGCCTAATGTCTTTTCATAAGTACGCAAACCAGCCATACCAAGCATGGCCGTTACTAATTCCATAAGGGACTGATCCAAAGTAGGCAAATCATGCCACCCCGCCCCAACGGCGATTGGACGCAGAAGGTATTGGTATGCGAGGCCAAGTGCGCCAACCCACCCAATAGCAGGCCGCCAGCCACTAACAAAAATAGAAGACGATTGTGCTTCATTTGCATTCACCGTGTTTTGCTGTGCATCCCATCCCTGCAAAGAAGACCGTAAAGCTGCTTCCGCCTCTGCTTTTTGAGCGGGGTCTGGAATAAATTTGTTGACGATTTGTAGTCCTGCGTTAATTGCGTCATCGATACCAAAAGCCATGTTATTCCCCTTAAAATGGTGCTTCTTGCGTTTGCGAAACAGGTTGCGATAGCTGCTCTACTTGCTTGGCAATCTCGTTTTCGACCGCCGATATGCTAATGCAGCCAGCGACCCACGAGTAGGCCATGTCATAGGTGATGTCGGCGTATGGCACGAATTCAGCAGGATTTGGCGTCCCCAACTTGGCCGTACCCGAGGCCGACGATGAGATCGTGCCATCGGTGCCGGTGCATACCCAATTCACCGCTGTAACAACATCGGTCAAGCCGTCGTATGTCGGCGATACAATGAACTGAGGGAACGTCCATGTGAATTTCATCAGACGCATTCATACCATGTTGAAAGGCTGGCACCGATTGCCGAATAGGTTGCTCCTGCCGGAACAGCAGCAAAGACCGTAAACCCACCGGACCCACCGCCCACATTGTTATCGGCAATTTGACTTCCATTAACAGTTAATGCTGCCGTGCTAGCACCCCCGTTTACCTGAATGTAGATTGACACGAAGATTAACTTACCAGTGGTGTTGGTATATGTGGTTCCAAGCGCCCTACTTCCTGTATAATTGGTCCACGTTGTTCCAACTACAGTTCCGGGTGAAGAGTTACCAATTGTAATTGAACCAGCACCATTCGTGACAGTAATACCTGAACCAGCTGTAATAGTTGAACGGGTAAAGTTTGTTCCGTTTCCAATATCAATTGCACCATTAGCTGGCGTTGATGTCAAACCAGTACCACCGTTGGCAACTGCTACAGTTCCAGACACGTTTCCGGCTGTTGTTGCATTCGTTGCATTCGTCGCGGTTGCGGCATTTCCACCGATGCTTAACGATGAAGCCGTTCCTGTAAGACCCGTACCCGCACCAGAAAATGACGTTGCCGTCACTGTTCCATTAACGGTCAAAAGAGTGCTTGGCGAAGTCGTCCCAATGCCTACGTTGCCGGAGGAGTCGATACGCATACGCTCAGTTGATGTTCCTGATGTGTTTGCTGTATTAAACGTCAATCGTCCGGGAACAATATTAGTGCTAACTGCGGCATCAACCTGAGCTATTATTTCTGCTGATGACGGGGACGACATTGTAGTGCCATCAGCACCAGACCATGCAATGCGACCTAAATTGTCCCCGCTTTGAACTGCCGTATAAGAACCAACACTGGTTCCTCGGCTTTTTGCCAAATACAAGCCGCCTTGAGTTCCAGCCGAATTAGCAAATACAGTCGCCTGATAGGCCCAACGAGAATCTGTCCCTGCTGTTTGAGTAAAAGGACTTTCTCCGTTATTTGTTGTTATTGATGATGTAGTGCCAATGAGCAGTTTGCCGGAGGAGTCGATACGCATACGTTCGTCAGAAGTGGTAAAATCACCAGCCGACGTTGTTCCATTGTTATAAAATACTAATGACCCAACGCCGTAAGAAGTTTGACGCACAAGACCAATACCGGCTTTAGTGGATGTGGTTTCAGACGCTGCGCTTGAGGATACGTTGAAACCAATAGAAGCAATGCCAGTACCAGATTGATCGTTACGAACAACAGATTCAATTTGAAGACTGTTAGCGGAAGCAAAAACTTCAAGTTTCTTACTTGGCGAACTCGTCCCAATGCCTACGTTGCCAGACGTGGTTGCAAGATAGGTATTACCAAGCACTGTCAACGTAGCAAAGTTATTGGTCAATCCATCGTCAGTATAACGAATGTTTGTGCCATCAGAGTAAATAGATACATTATAGCCCTGTGGGGCCGAAACAGCAGTACCGCCACCGGCTGATGATACTGTCACTGAAAATGAACCAGATGTAGTGTTATAAATAACCCATTTACCAGCAACCCCAGAAGGGAACTGCAATATCTGATTAGCCGACAACGAGCCCGTCAGAACAATACGCATGGCCTGAGTTTGACCAAGTGAACCAGTGGATGTTGGCCCTGTAAGCGTAGTTGTAGCAGATGCGCCAGTAGGCATGGCAACAGAAGTTGTATTACCAAGCACGGCATCAAGGATAGTTTCGTTAAAATTTAACGGCTGATCCCACGTGGGCGACGTGCTATTATATACAGGTTGATTTAACCCAGTATTAGTCGTCGTTGCCATTGGTGATATCCTTCTTACGGCCTAGAATCTGCTGAAAAGTTTCAGTTTCGTATATTCGGATGCTGTACCACATAATGGGCAGCAATGCACCAAGGGGTGTTAGCCAGCCCAATAGCGTCGTAATCGTCGCTGAGATCGATATCCAGTCCATAAAATGCTTCATTCCACTGTCGATGTTGTCAGTTGCAGACATGATCGGACTCCAATATCAAAATAGGACGTTTCGAGAACATCATGCGCCCCAAGGCGGTGGTAGATTAACGCTTGTTGGCGAAATCTGCTGTTGAATCTGAGCGGCAATATTAGCTTCCAAAGCAGCAACCTGTTCTGCACCAAGAGTGGTCGTCGTCCAGCCTTGAACCTGAGCTTCGGTAAGCTGGGCATACGGCGTGTAAGGCGAACCAGCCACATAGGTCAGGCCAACAGTGCCGTAAACAGAGCCGGTATAAGTGCCATCGGTGCCGGTAAGAACCCAATGCACCGTGTACACGACATCCGTCTGGCTTTCATAAGTAGGGTATGCGGTGAGAGTCGGGAACGACCATGTGTAGGTGATAGTCATCAATGGGTTTCCTCTTTAACGGGAGCGGGTTGGACTT